GTCTCTCGCCAGAAGCATTTACACCTCTTTTGATGAGTTTTTTGACTTTGAGTTTTTTACTTGTAAGTTTTGGCATAGCTTATTTACATTCATAGGAGCTACCTTCAAGTAATTTACATTTATATACTCTATCAGATTCTTGTCTTAATTCTGAAGCAATACCTTCAAGAATATAGGGTAAATGTTTTTGTATAACTAACGACATTTCAGTAGCAAAGTTGTATGCCAACTTATGCATTTCAGCTTCTAAAACTGAAGTGTCAACAGAACCGCCACTAACTTTTGTTTGTATAATGTGACCTATAACTGCCTTGTTATACTCATTTGCGTCTGCTTTTGTAGCGTTAAATATGGCATAAGACCATATATAAAACACAAAAAACATAAAAATCAACTTTTTCATAATGTATTTCTCCTATATCAATATTTATAGGGTCAGTATATACTACCGGGTGCGTTATGGCAACCATTTTTTTTATCAAAAAAGCGTGAAAAATCGTGGTTTTTGATTAATTTTGTTCTATTTTTGTTCTGGTTTAACAAAATTTTCGTTCCAACCAAACGCTTCTTTTACTACTGATTCACTTAAACCTTTATATACTTTATTAAGTTTTTTATCCTTCATATCTAATAAGACTTGCGCCTCATCTTTTGAAAGACCCTCTAATATTTGTATATACATTGTCTCTTTTTGAGTCTTTGTGGTTTCCGGGTCAGCGCCTTCTACAAAATGCCATAGTCTTTTAGCTTCGTTTCTTAAAAGAGTATGTTCAGTACCAACAGGTGCCTCATTCGCCATATAAGGCGGAGTGCCACTTGGTAATGCCCATTTTATATTAGGGTCAAATGCACCCTTTAAAATCATTCTCAAAGCAGATGAATCATTGTCTTTTAAGACCTGTATCTTCTTTGCTTTGTCTTTTGCGTTGTTAACTTTAGTTAGAATTTCTGAAATTAGCAATTCACCAGAGCCTACGCCACCTTGACCGGCGTCCATAGCTGCTTTAGGCATAATACCTAATCTTTGTTGGTGTTGTGATTCCATAATTTGTTTATCATTGTCTGCCATATTATTCTCCAATTCGTATTCCTATTTATACTTATTTAAATACTTCTTTTTGTACCATTTGTAAAATGCCTTATCTGTAAAGATTTCTGCTATTTCAGAAGCAGGTACTTGGTCACTTCTTATACAATCTGCTAGTGATTGATACTCATAAGTATCAACTTTTCTGGTCATTGGTTTATTTTTAACTGATTCTGCTAGTGTCATAACTAACCTGTCATTTTTTTCCAAGTTGTGTGTAGAAAGTAAAACCATATACCATTTATTGCTGGTTCAATCAATGCAACTGCGCCTGCTTCCCATAAATTAGCGCCTGTCATTACAGATACCACGGTCATTGCTATAACAATATGACCTAATGTATATATAATAGCCAAGGTAACAGACGACCCTTTAATTAGAGTCTTTAATGCATTGTATATTCCTTGGTCAAACTCACTCATTTATAACTCGCATATACCACAAAGACTAAACACATTACAAAACAAATTGCAAGTGTATGATTACCTAAATTCCATAAACTTGTACCAACGGTACTTGGATTTTTAGGGTCAATCATTGCCTCTTTAGTTGATAATTTTCTTTTATTTAATTTAGGACCTTGTATAATATCATTACCATATTGGTCTTCGGTCTCAAATAATTGTGGTTGTTCACTCATTACAATTTTCTAACAATATGTTTTCTTAATTCTTTTACAAAAAATTCTAATTTATCTATTAATGAAATTAAACTAGGGTCTGTAATATATTTTGCTCTATCTCTTAATTCATCATACTCTTTTACAGATATACGAACCATAGGACTTAAATCTCTACTTGATTCATTTTCCCAGGTCTTATCTGTTTCGTGTGTATCTATATCTTTTTCACTCATAAAAACCTTTTTGTTACCAAATATGAAAACAGGGGCCACATAGGGCCCCTGTCTCCGCTCGTTTAATTATGCCGAGTAAGCAGTTTGCTTACCGAACACAGCATTGATACCAGCAGCGATAATCGCTTTTGATGGTGTACCAACTCTGTAAGAAACGCCTTTTGAAGACCTATTTTCATAAATCATCATTCCTTCGTTTCTTAATTTCATCACCATTGAAGCAGGTGATTTAAGGTCATAAGTGTTTCTTAAAGATTTCCAAGAAACCTCTGAACCTCTTGCGAAAAGGTTTCTTACCTTTTCTGTTTTAGATAGTTTAGCTCTTGCCATTGTATCTTCTCCTTTAGGGTTAAATAAAAAATTAAACATTGTTTAATCCTCCTCACGTTTATGCATATTGAGTATGCCTACTATTAGTCATCTAGGTCAAAATCAGGTTCAAATAAGTCCCCGCCTTCTCGTAGATAGTCTAATTCTTTTTTTATGTCTCTTGATAAACCTGTTGTTGGTGGTTTTGGTTTTGTCAAGAACATATCATAAGTAATCTTAGCAGTTCTAAAATTACCATCTTTATTAACTTTTAAATCTACCATCTTCTCACCTAATAATTGTGCTGGGTGAGCCATATCAAAATCTCTATATACTAATCCTCTAATTGTGTCAATCACTATTGCAAGGTCCTTTGTAAATGTTTGTGCTTTTGTTTTAACGCCATTGTCAACAAATTTTTTTAATAAATCAAATCCTATATCATCAACTAGTGCTTCAATGAAGTCTCTAGTTTGTTTCTTTTTAAGTTCTTCAGCAAACTTTGATTGCTGTTTTTCACCAACTGGTATTTTTCTTTTAATCTTGTTTGTTGGAAATAAAATAATCTTGCCATCATCACTCACTTATAATCTCTCCCTTGAAATTAACTTGTTTCTTATCAGCAAAATGTTCAACTAATTGATTGTATCCGCCAATTAATTTGCCATCAACTTTAATTTGTGGCATAGTTCTTACAGGTTTACCTATATCTTCAATCAATTTACTAGGGTCACCATTAAAATCTTTTTCTAAAGTCTTTTCTGTAAACTCTAGGTTAAGGCCTTTCAATAAGGCCTTAGCCTTCGTGCAATAAACACAATTGTTTTTACTATAAATTGTTATTGTCATCTTGTTTTTCTAACATTTTTGACCAAGCGTCTTTGGCCTTCTCTTTAATGTTATGAGCGTCAACAGCTTGTTCAATAGTGTAGTTATACATCTTATTGTATTCACCTAATGGCAATCTTAAACCAATCCAAGCTCTGTAATACCCCTCTTTAGTTAAGGTTACATCTTGTTTCCAGATTTCATAACCTCTAACAGGTGTATTTTTGATTATATTAATCAAAGTAGATTCTACCTCTGATACGGTAGTCTTTGTATTAGTTTTACCAAGTTCAGTTATAAACTGCTTAGACTCTTTATTCATTTCACCAGCAACTATATCAGCAATTTCTGATTTAGCATACATTTTTGCTTTCTCTATTGCTAATTGTAAGTCAGGCGAAACGGAAGTGGCAACACCAAATAAACATAGTTTATCTTTACCCTTACCAATTAAATCGGTATCACAGGCTTTTCTCTCTGAATAATCTGCCATATACCATTTTGGTACGGTATTCATTGTTTTACCGCTTTCAGACTTTATTTTGTAAGTACCACCAGCACAAGCATTCAAAAGAAGAGCCAGCGCCATTGCACCTACTATTTTCACATTGTTTTTCATCATAAGTTTTTACTCTCCTTCACATCATATATCAAATTCTGTAAAAAGTCAAGCGTGGATTGAACGTATCCTAACGCCTGGTCACTAGATACATCATATGCTATTACGAGGACGAGAGCAACTATAATAAGATTTCTAATCATTATTACTTTACCTCCCATTGTCCGTTTGGTTGAAGACACATCTTTCCGAACGATTTAAAAGCGTGTGCCGGCCGACTATAATATCGGCAATATTGAGGATTATTATGGTCGTGATAATAGAACATAGCAAATAAATCCCAATAACTAGGACCATCAAACTTTTTCCTACCATCAGCACATTCCATAATTTCCTCTTTTACTACGGTATCACCTTTTTGTTTAATGATAACCTTAATAAAGCAGTATTGACCATTAGTTTCTTTAGGGTCTAGTGGTCTAATTTTTTGGTGATAGACAGCTGAGTCATTATTTACCTCATCAATCTTATCTAAAATCTCTTCAACTTTACTTACAGGATATGTTTTACCTGATAAATCGCCATTCTCATTGGCACCTGCAACACCTGTAATTATTAAAAATACTATTAGAACAAATGTCCAAATCATATATCTACGTTCATTATTAAATGGGTCAAACATTTACAACTCCTAATTTTTTTAGACTATCATCAATTTCAAAAATCTGTTCATCAATGTGGTCTAATTTTTCTTGACTCATTGTCAATTCTTTTTCGTTTTCTAATTCTTCTTTTTCTTTTTTTAATCTTTCAACAACTTCACTCATTAAGACCTCGGTTTTTCTATCCATTGACCATCAGGCAACTGACAAGCAGTACCAAATACAACTTCTCTATTTACAGCACCGACACCAATTAACGGCCAACTATTTGTAATATCAATAGTATGGTCGTATTCTTTACAGATTAACGGCCCCTGTGTGTATGATTTTGTTATATGAATTATACCAGAATTACCAGTTTTTGAATTGTACCAGTTAGTATAACTTGAACCTGAACCACTTGTATTTAAATGGTCTACGAATACTGCATTGTGAACATCTTTATCATCATTATATAATGCCTCAGCACCTGCAAATGCACCAACAATAGCACACCCAGCCGTAGCATAAGGGTCACCTGTTAAACCAAATTCTACACAAGCAGTTGTTGTGGTCACAGCACCTAAACCAGCGCCTACTTTTGACCTACTTACACTACAATTTGTTAACATCAACACCATTATAATCATAATGGTTGTCTTTATCAATATGTTTTTCATAATCATTTATATTCTCAAAAAATTCATAATCAACTTTTGTTTTAGCAACTAAAAGTGAGTCTGCTTGAATATTCTCAATTTTATCTCTTAATAATGGGTCAGATGGCGAAGTTTGTCTTAAACTATCCGCCATCTTCTTAATAGAATCAATCTTATCACAAAAAGATTTAATATTCTGTACCATTAATTCTTCACAAAAAGATTAGTTATCTTTTCCTTTGTACTGATAAATTGTGCTTTCATATCAGCCCAAGACTCTGCTTGGTATTCTTTTGTTTTTTCCCACTCACTCTTACCAAATTCAGAAACAGCACTAGGTATATTTACAATAGCGTCTTTAAATTCAGTAGGCGTTATGGACTTCTCTTCAGCTTTCGCTTTATTAAGTTCTAAAGAAACAAGTATAAAAGCGGCTAATAAAACTACGCCAAATGTTAATACTCTTTCCCAAACTTTCTTTATTACTTTATCCACAATTTCCTCCACTTGTTGGTCTGTTAGATAATTACTCACCTAAACCTCT